GGGCAGGTCTGGGACCAGCTCGGGTTCATACCCCGAGAGAGCGCGGATCGAAACCGCGGCCCGCAACCATCTGCCGGGCAAACGGCGTCTGTGGCGTTGGCCGTGCCGCTCCGCACCAGATGGCCGCCGGGGTTGATCGCCCGGTGTTGTTTCCAGCAAGGGCGCCGGCCGGCTCTGGATTGGGAATCACCCGGTCGGCCGGCTGGCGTTGTTTCGAGGCCCCTGCCCATCGGCAAGAGGCCCTGTCGAGGCCAGCGGCTGGCCAGCGTAGCGAAGAAGCCGCACCCACTATCCGCAACCTGCTGGCCACTGGATTCAACTGCGCAGAACCCAGCCCTTGTAGCGAAGGCGGCAGGCAGGCTCCGCATGGTGGAGGTGAGGTGATGTTCGCTCTTCACACTTGGGCTGTCGTCTACCTGAGCATTGGCCTCGCCATTGTGCACCACAGAATAAGCAGTCCGCGCTATCCGCACGCTCCGTCAACATGGCTCGGGTGTGCGCTGGCTGTGATCGCCATTGCGCTCCTATGGCCGCTGCTGTGGGTGATGGGGGTGAGGGGTAAGCCGAGGGCCTGAGATGAAGCTGACAGAAAAGCAGGAAAAGTTCTGCGCGGCTTACATCGAAACGGGCAACGCCAGCGAGGCTTACCGGCGCGCCTACAACGCCACGAAGATGCGGCCGGAGACGATCAGCCGCAACGCAAAGGCGCTGATGGACAACAGCAAGATCGCAACAAGGCTAGCGGAGCTGAGGAAGCCGGTCATCGAGGCCGCACAGATCACGCTGGAGAGCCATCTGAAGCGCCTGGATGATCTGAGCAAGGCCGCTGAGGAGCAGGGGCAATACAGCGCCGCTATCAACGCAGAGGTGGCACGAGGTAAGGCCGCTGGCATCCACGTCGAGAAGTCGGAGCAGCTGGTCACGACGAGGGAGCTCCCGGCGTCTGTCGATGACTTCCTATGAGCCTGACAGAGACGCAGCGGGCGTTCGTCACGTCGCGCGCTCCCTTCCCGGCGTTCGTGGGTGGGTTTGGTAGCGGCAAGACGGCAGCAGCCATTGCCCGCATCATGGCGCTGAAGGTCATGTGCCGGCAGCAGGACATGGCTTACTACCTGCCGACCTATCCGCTCGTGGAGGACATCGCTTACCGGCGGTTCCCGGATCTATGCGAGCGGAAAGGTTGGGCCTACAAGCTGAACAAGGCGAGCTCGTTTATCGAGTTCCCCGGCGCGGGCCGCATCGTCTTCCGAACGATGGAGCGCCCGGAGAGGATTGTGGGGTACGAGGTCGCGCACAGCGTCTGCGACGAGCTCGACACTCTGCCGATCGAGAAGGCTCGGGAGGTCTGGAGCAAGGTCATCGCCCGGAACCGGCAGAAGTGTGGGATGGCGAACACGGTCGCCGTCGCCACGACGCCAGAAGGTTTCAGGCTGGTTTACGAGTTGTGGGAGAAGCGGCCGGCGCCGGGCTATGTCCTGTTCCGCGCCAAGACGATGGATAACGCGGCCAACCTGCCGGCGGGGTACATCGAGAACCTGCGCAACACCTACTCTTCGCAGCAGCTTCTCGCCTACCTCGATGGTGTGTTCACGAATCTCACTGCTGGTTCAGTCTACCCGGAGTTCGATCGGCGCCGGCATCACACCAGCGCCACCATGGGCGCGGGCGAGCCGCTGCACATTGGCATGGACTTCAACGTGACGAAAATGGCCGCCGTGGTCTTCGTGATGCGCGATGCCCGGCCAGTCGCGGTGGGTGAGCACGTGGACGTTTACGACACGCCGGCGATGATCGAGCTGCTGAAGGCGCACTATCCCGGCCGGCGGATACTGGTCTACCCGGACAGCTCCGGCGGTGGGCGGCGGTCAACAAACGCGAGCATTTCGGACATTGCCTTGCTGAAGGGCGCCGGGTTTCAGGTCTGCGCCAACCCGAGCAACCCGCCTGTGAAGGACCGGGTGGCCTCGGTCAACAAGCTGCTGAGGGAGGGCGGATTGATGGTCAACACCGATGCCTGCCCATCCTTTGCTCAGGCGCTGGAGCAGCAGGCCTATGACAAGAACGGCGAGCCGGACAAGACGACGGGCCACGACCACGTGAACGATGCCGCAGGATACTTCTGCGCCTATCGCTTCCCGGTCGAGCGGCCGGCGACGGTGCGTCCGGGCCAGTGGGTAGCGGGGATGATCTGAGCATGGCGCATCTGGTCGATAGCCGGCACCCATCCTACGAGCAGTGGCTGCCCTTCTGGCAGCTTGCCCGCCGCTCCTACGAGGGCTCGGAGGACATCAAGGCGCAAGGCGAGGCCTACCTGCCGATGCCAGGTGGCTTCGCGCAGGCCCCGAACCCGAGCCTGGCCTATCAGGCGTATCTGGAGCGCGCGGTATACCCCGAGATCCTGGCACCGACCATTCGTGGCATGGCGGGGGTGATGCACAGCAAGCCGGCTACCTACGAGCTGCCGGACAGCCTTGCCTACCTGCTGGAAGAGGCCTCACGCGATAACCTGACGCTCGACGCGCTGCACCGCCGCATCACGCGCGAGATTCTGGAGGTGGGCCGCTACGGGTTGCTGGCAGACATTGGCGAGGATGGCGAGGGCTACATCGCGGGCTACAGGGCGGAGGCTATCCTGAACTGGGACACCGGCGCGGATGGCCGTCTGTCCATGGTGCTGCTGGAAGAGACGGCGCCTGAGCGCGATCCCATCACCTACGAGTGGGAGGACGTCGAGGCGTGGCGCCTGCTGGAGTTGGACGACAGCGGCTTCTACATCGTTCGGCGCTTCCGCAAGGAGGGCGGCCGGGTGGTGGAGATTGAGCCCGTCGAGCCTCTGCTGCGCGGTGGCGGCCGGCTGGACTTCATCCCCTTTACCTTCGTGGACACCAACGATCTGACGCCGGAGCCGGACGAAATCCCGCTGCTGCCGCTGGCGAAGGTGGCGATCAACGTTTACCGCCTGGAGGCGGACTACCGCCGCGCGCTCTTCCTGACGGCGCAGCCAACCCCGGTCATCATCGGCGCCTTTGACGAGCATGAGGCGCCGCCGCCCATGACCATCGGCTCTGCGGTGCCGTGGATCATACCGCCGCCGGGCGATGCCAAGTTTCTGGAGTTCTCCGGCGCGGGTATTTCGGCACAGCGGCAGGCCATCCTCGATGAGATGGAGCGCGCGGTGCAGTTGGGCGCGCGGCTTCTCTCCGACCAGACGGGCCGGGAGGAGAGCGGCGAGGCGCGGCGACTGCGCTATGCCAACGAGAGCGCCACGCTGACCAGCATCTCGCAGAACGTGGGCGCGGGGCTCGAGAAGGTGCTGCGCCATCTCGCGGTGTGGCTGGGCATCAACGAGGACCTGGTGACGGTCGAGCCGAACGAGCAGTTCGCGGAGGCCAACCTGACGCCGCAGGAGACGGATGCGCTTGTGCGTTCCTGGCAGGCGGGCGCCATCAGCCACGACACGCTGTTCGAGAACTTGCCGAAGGGTGGTGTCGTCAACGAGGCGCGCACGTTCGAGGAAGAGCAGGAGGCGATCGAGCGTGACGGCGGAGGGCTTGGCCTGATCGGGCGTGAGACAGATGCCTTCAGCGGCTGAGGAACTGTTTGACCGTGCTGTTGGTCACCAGATCGGGCTGCTTCGCTTCTCCAACTCCGTCCGAGACAAGATGGTGGCTCACCTCAACCGCGTTGAGGATGACCTTATCAGGCAGATCCGCAAGCGTGCGGACGCCGGCACCTTCACAGAATGGCGCCTCAACAAGATTCTGGAGGACGTGCGGGGCATCCTGGCCGAGGCGCGGCCGGAGACCTACGCGATCGTGCGTGACGAGCTGGTCGAGCTTGCGAGCTACGAAGCGGGATACGCAGAACAGGGGCTCCGCAATGCGCTCCAGGTGCAGGTGGACATCACCAAGCCGGCCCGCGCGCAGCTCCGGGCGGCGGTCCTGTCGCGGCCCTTCCAGGGCAAGATCCTGAGGGAGTGGGTGTCGGAGCTGGACGGGGCACAGCGGCGCAACATTCGCGACGCCATCCGCATCGGCTTCACCGAAGGTGAGGGCATCGATCAGATTGTTCGGCGCATCCGCGGTACTCGCGCCTTGCAGTACCGCGACGGCATCATGGAGATCACCCGGCGCCACGCGAACGCGATGGTGCGCACGGCTGTAAACCACACCAGCAACTATGCACGCGAAGCTCTCTACGCGGAGAACGACGACATCGTCCGGGGCGTCCGCTGGGTGAGCACGCTCGACAGCAGGACGACGGAAATCTGCATGGCGCGGGACCAGAAGGAGTACCCACTGAACAGCGGGCCGCGTCCTCCGGCCCACGTGGGCTGCCGATCGACTACGGTTCCGATCCTGCTCCCGGCCTCGGAGATCTTCGGCAAGGATGTGGACGACCTGCCAGAAGGCACACGCGCCAGCATCGATGGCCCGATTCCAGAGGGCACGACCTATAACGATTGGCTGAAGCGGCAGCCGGCAGCGGTGCAGGACGAGGTTCTAGGTTCTGCCAAGGGCAAGCTGTTCCGTGACGGCGGGATGAGCGTTGACCGCTTCGTGGATGAGCGAACGGGGCATGTCTATGGCCTCGAAGAGTTGCGCAAGCGCGAC